TGTAGCGCCTAGTGATGGGCGATTGAATGTTTTTTACACCTAGGTTACGCAGTACCCGACATTCATCAAGACCCCAATACACAGCTACGTCGTAGCCGCCATCCATACGCTCGATGACTTTGTGTTTTGGGATTACCTGATATTTCTGTGGGTTGCGGGTGCGAAAGACAAGTGCTTTGTCCTCGATGATTTCCATGCTTTCTCCGTTTATTTATTATCTGATCGGTTCGCTGACTTACTTCGCATTCGAAGGTTGCCCTTCGCTGACGTACCGCCCGAGCGCATGGGCTTGATGTGATCCACATCTTTGCCGTCACCCTTGGTAGCTGAACCCGTCTTCTCCATCATGCGACGAGCCTTGACTCGCTCTGCGCGTTTCTTGATCTGATCGGGTGTGCCTTGGTAGTTGTCGTACTCACTGCGGTAGTTGCGTGTAGCCATGATTGCTCCTAATGTTTAACAGGGGGTTTAAATAATTCGGCGAGAGAGACATCAGACTCAATGGTCATGAGGCGTACCATCTCGGGGGACATCTGCTCCACTTTAGCTCTTGCTTCAAAGTTTGCAACCTCTGCTTGCTTTGACAGGTGCTTGACAATCGTAACCATGACGGCTCCTTCTGTCTTGCTGTTGAGCATATTTTTGTTTCTGTCCATCACGTCTTGTAGCGCGTCAGCCATGTTGGTTGCTTGGGCTGTCCACACGTTGACTGTGCGGCCTTCGTCTGAGTCTGACACGATGTCGATTTCGTAGGTGTGCATATCTTTCTCCTTAATGTTTTGGGTGGTTTTCGCAGGTTGTAACGGGGCACCAAGGACACAGCGGTGAGGGTCTTGGGTTCCATACGCCTGTTGCATGCGCTTGCTCAATCCTCGCTACGCGTTGGCGATACTGCCACCACTCAGCTTCGGCTTGGTCAATCGTATATGACGCCCTGACCATATCATCCTTGACCACGAACAGCAAAGCTGCGTTGACCTTTCGGATGTGTGGGAAGTGGGCGAATACCATGAGCGCCATCAGTTTAAGTTGCTCACGATCGGGATACTTGTTGTTGCCGGTCTTGTAGTCCACAACCCAACAAGTTAAGTTCTCATCGTCAACGATGAGCAAGTCCGCAATACCGCGAAGCCACACGTCCTTGCCAAGAAACTCACAAGGCTGCAAGTCAACAGTCAATCCCATCTTGTGCTCACACAGCTTCCTTCCGGGCTTGATGTTCAGGGCATCGAGCGTGTCCTTGATGAACGCAAACTCAGGCGGTATGGGCTTGCCTTCCTTGATGTACAGCTCTGCGGCTTCATGCAGTACCGTGCCGTAGCGCGTCGCTTCGGTCTCTTGGAACTTGTAGTTCTTCAAGACCTTTACTTCGTGATACCTACGGGCACAGCCCTCGTAATCTTTGAGGGATGAGTGGCTCCATGTAATTGGTTTAGTCATCAAACTTCGCAGTCTTTATTGCTACAGTTAATCGGTTGGCAAACTGTGTGACAAACGCCTCATTCTTGTTGAGTTCGTACTGCCCCATGTCCTCCAGTATGGCGTGGACTACCTCATGCCAGAACGTGTCAGCCAATTCTTCCTTGGTGAACCTACGCCCCGTGATGTTGCTGGTCTTGCCAAGCCGGATGCACTGCTCTGGGTAGAACGTGCGTCCCATATCTCGGCGGTGAAGCATGGCTTCCACCACCTCCACGCTGTACCATTTCCTGCCCACACGCATACGCGTTGGTAACTTCATACTTTCTCCTTTTAGTTTTTTGCTAACCCATATCGACGATGCGCGCCACCGTCAGCGTCTAATGGAATACCCTGCATATAGGGCGGCTCCATAGTCATCTGAGCCAAGACCCAAGTCTTAGCTTCCTCAACCTCTGCCTCGGGCACAACAACGATCTGCTCGTCATGCACCGTTCCCGCCACAAAGTACCTCTTTGCAGTTCGTAGCATCCCATCCGTCATCACAATACGCGCAGTGCCCTGCACCACATTGTTCGTGATCTTGCCTGCGTAAAGTTTGGTAGCGTCTGGCCCGTATACCCACTGGCTCCTACCTTTCTCGTCCTTCTCTTGGCGCAGGTCTGGGTAGAGCAAACTCATGCCGTTTGGCAGAACTATCTCACCCTTCTTGAAGGTAATACATTTATACACGAACTCATTGCCGTCTGCAAGTGCTGTTTGTATGAGGCCAGAGCACATGTCCCAGAAGCTCACAACGGGGTGAGCCGTAGCCCTGTACTTGTCGATGATCTTCTTGGCCGCTACGCAGTGAATGAGTAGCTCCAGATCGGTACAGGTGTGGGGTATCTCCATCATCTTCGTGTGGTTGTCATCCCACTCAAGGAACTTGTCGATGTACCGGCCATCTACGCCTAGCTTCTTTGCAAAATCTTTCTCATACCGAACGGGCGGTGCCCCGAGGAATCCCACGAGAAGTTGAGACGCAAAAGCCGCCCAACCAAGGCCGTATCCGCAGCCAAGCAACGCGCTCTTTGCAGACTGCCGAAGATCAGGGTGAGACTCCTTAGTGAGTCCGGGTACGTTAAACATCTGCGCTCCGAACGCGGCGTAAGGGTCACCCCCACCCCTGAAGATCGTAAGCATGTCTTGATAATCTGAAAGCCACGCAAGAACTCGCGGTTCAATCTGCGATAGATCTCCAACGACGAGTTGGTGGCCTTCGGGAGCCATAATTGCTTTACGTAGGAACGAGCCTCGCTTGAGGTTCTGCATGTTGATGGCCGAGCCTTTGGCCGCCGTCCACCTACCCGTCTGCGCCCCATAGTAGGAGAGAGGTACGGGTAGTGCACCGCGTTGGCTGATGTCGAGGAATCTCTGAGCCCTAGTGCGTTCTGTGGTTGACTTAACCCGAAGACGCGCTTCACAAAGTAGGGCAACGTCTTCACGTTCACCGTTAAGGAGCGTTTGAAATAGGGCATCGTTTTTAGCGAGTGCAAGCGCTTGCTTGCCAGTCGTCTTGCTGACCTTGGTTGGCGGAACCACATCGAGTTTCTCAAGTAGTGCAGCAAACTTAGCGTTCGATGCCAGCGCAGTCTCTTCCACGCCGAGCTTTTGTAATAGTGCTTCACGTTTTTCTTTCTCCTGTTCGATTGCGTTATGTAGCATGAGGGCGTCAAGCTGCAACACTGGGCGTGTGTACATCTTGAGTGTCATGTCGATGAGCCTGAGTTCACTGGACGGGTAGCCCTTGACCAAGCGCCTAAAGATTTGCTCACACAGGTACACATCGTGCGCGCAGTACTCAGCCAGTTCTTGCTCCATGGAAGGTGCAAGCTCCGTGTAGCCGTTGGTTGTGTACACAGCCGTACCCTTGGGCGGTAGGCCGAAGTCCTCGGCCAGCTTCATCAGCGAGTTACCAACCTCCACGCCCCTAAGAGCACGAGCCATGGACAAAGTATCAAAGATAAAGCATGGATGCCAGTCATATACCCATTCCAATATAGATATATCGAACTGAGCGTTGTGAGCCAGAACAGCAGTAGTAGCAGGATCGTAGCGACCCAGAATCCTTTTAAGCTCCTCCCCTCTGTGCCACTGTGATCGTTTGTCTGAGCCAAACTCATGGATACAGGCTCCAAAGGCTTTGAATCTTGGGTCACGTATGTACTCCTCTGTTGTCATCTTGCTCAGCGTGTAACCTTCCTTGGTATTCCACGCGGTTTCGAAGTCGATGGTGATGATTTGTTTGTAGGGGGCGGACATTGTTTCTCCTTTGGTATGTCGTTTAATTGTTTGTAGGATTCCCATCCAGAATCGTGGCCGTCTTTGAATCCCGCAGTCCAAGCCCGATCCCATGCCTGACACCACAGTTCGTAGTAGCCGCCATACAGCGGGAAGCCTTTGTCAAACACGCCGTGCTTAACCAGATGCTTCACATCCTTGCGCTTGATGAACTTTTCCCATGCCTTGTCACGGGCTTTGTTGTAGATGGGTATGTCGTCGAGTAGTCCTTTGCTCATAGCTTCTCCTTTGCTTTGTTGTATTCAATATCAAACAGCGTGCAGATTTGCGGCATCAGTGCTTTGAATAACTCGTTGCGGTCTACCTCTGGTTTCTTCAAGCGCGGTATGTACTCAGGTACAACCAACTCAAGGCCAAGGTACTCAGCAAAGTCAGTCAGTATGGTTGCAGCAAAGTCTCTAGGTGATGCGTACCACTCGTCGTCGTAGTCGCCGTCTCGGGTCTCAACAAACTCCAACATCTTGGCTGTTAGTTCTTCTGTGTTCAATTAAATTCCTCCTTTGGCGGTGCGTCCAACAGGTTTAGAAAGCCGAAAAAATCGTTTGCCGCCAACATGAGTTGCGACGCCTCCATCTCGTTACAGTTTAGGGTAACGACTCCTGCCATCTGATCTTCAGCGCGGCCAATGATGACAACAGCTTGCGCCTTGCCATCGCCGTAGCACATCACCAACTTGTGGATCAGTAGCCTGAAGTGGTGTTGCTCCTCGTCTGACATGGCCTCGACTCTGCGTTCGAGTTCTTCCTCTGGCATCGAGAAGTCATGGTCGGTGTAGCTCATTGCGTAGCTCCGTCAGTAGTTGTTTCAGATCGTCAAGGTTGTGCTCTCGTGCGATGTACACGGTTCCGCCATGGTTGAGGATGGCGTTGAGTTCCCTGTCTTGAAGCGCGGTGGTCTTGCCTTTGCCGGCCTTGCACTCGATGGCGATGAAGTGTCCGTCCATGCAGCCAACGATGTCAGGTATACCCGCTCGGCCAAAACCATTAGCGGGGGGCATGAAGTGGTAGATGTCGAGTGCATCAAGTATCTTTCGTACAGCGGCTTTTACTTTGGCTTCAGGTGTTGCGGCCATAGTTCACCTCGATGAGTTTGTCTAGGTAGTGACGCGCTTTCTTCAAGTCATCAAGGCCGCCCTTGTCTTTCCAGCGTGACACATACTTCACCACGTTGCCTTCAAGGTAGCCAAGGTTGTTGCCTACGATGTAGTCCCAAGGCTGTATGGCCTTGCTCTTGTAGTGCGTGCCGGCCACCTGCACGTTGTTGGCGTTTGTTTCGGGAAACAGTTCCATCTGTTTAGCGACTTCAATCATTGATCTCTCCTCGTTTACG